GATTTGATGGGCGAAGAAACTAACGTAATTAGTGAAATCGCAAATCAGATGTTTGCACAGATCGAGTCAGTAGAGGCGGCTGAGGGAAACTGAGAAGCGATCAGTCGAGGATGAATCTGCTTTCCTTAGCTGACCGCCTTCACATGAGCATAGAAGAAGCAGAGCAAATGCCTGTCAGTCACTTTAACGAGTGGCTGGCCTACTACAAAATACTGAGTGAGCAAGATGGCTGAAGATGTAAAAATCACGATACGGGCATTCGACAAAACCCAGAAAGCATTTGGCGGTGTTACTTCTGGATTAATGCGAGTGGCAAAAGCTGCATTTTCAATGAAAACAGCACTTATAGCCGCAATAGGCCCAGCGGCCATGGGGTTGCTAATAAAGCAATCTTTATCTGCCACAGACAGCCTCAAAAAAACTGCCGACAAGATTGGCACATCTACTGAAGCTCTTAGTAAATTCCAGTTTGCAGCACAACTAACAGGCGTTTCTGTTGAAACCGTCAACATGGCAGCGCAAAGGTTCACTCGCAGACTAGCTGAAGCAGCGAGAGGCACAGGCGAAGCGAAAAGCGCCTTGCAAGAATTAAATATCAATGCAGATGAGCTAAAAAAGAAATCTCTTGATGAGCAGATGCTGGATTTAGCTGATGCTTTTGCAGAAGTGCAAAGTAGCGCAGATAAAGTTCGTCTAGCAATGAAGCTGTTTGACTCTGAGGGCGTATCGCTTGTCAACACATTGGCGGCAGGTCGAGATGGCTTGCGCGAGATGTTTAAAGAAGCCGAGACGCTAGGCGTAGTAATGTCAGGCAGAGCAGCTCAAGGCGTAGAGGATGCAAATGACGCGCTTACCAAGCTGTTTACTTTGTTCAAAGGCATTAGAGATCAGATAACCGCAGCCCTTGCGCCCGTTATTGAATATCTAGCAGACCTATTAAAAAACAAGTTACTCACAGCCATAACCGAGGCTAATGGGTCTATAGAAAAGTTTGCTAATGAAACAATAAAGCAAATTATTATTAGCTTTGGCAATTTTGTTATAGGTGTTGGTAATGCTGTTGCTGCTTTAACAACATTTGCTAACGAAGTGGCAAACGTATTTGGAAGAGTCAAAAAGTATTTTGATGAAACTTATGTATTTATTGAAAATGCATTTGGTTATGAAACATCAAATAAAATAAAGGCTGCGGGTAAAGCAATTGTTGATTTCGGCAATAGCAGTGCCTTTGCATTTGGCGCATTAAAAGAAAATAACCAAGAGCTTGAAAAAACGCCAACAATATTTAATCTTTGGGGCGCTGCAATTAAAGATGTTGCTGGAAAAATGCCCAGCCTTAGAGAACACATGGATGCGGTTGGCAAGACTTTAGAGTCATCACTGACGCAAGGCTTCACCGATGCAATCACTGGTGCAAAATCATTTGGCGATGCCATGAAAGGCATGGCAAGGGTTGTTGTTGATGCGCTAATGAAAATGTTTGTCCAGTATATGATCGTCCAGCCAATGCTTAATGCTTTGGGTGGTGCGCTTGGCCTTCCAACAACTACTTCTGCATCTGGCAAGGCAATTGGAGGATCAGTGCAAGCTGGTCAGCCTTATATGGTTGGTGAACGCGGCCCAGAAATGTTTGTGCCTAATCAGTCAGGCTCTATTGTGGCTAACAACAACATGGGCGCAGGATCAGGCGTAGTTGTTAATCAAACTATCAATGTCACTACAGGCATACAAAGCACCGTTAGAGCCGAGATAGCTGGACTAATGCCACAGATAGCCCAAGCCGCTAAAGGCGCTGTAGCAGACGCTAGGGTGCGTGGTGGTAACTTCTCAAGAGCAATGGTCGGAGCATAACGAATGCCTTTATCTTTTCCCAATGTCGGCATCCAGAATATGTCAATGCGCCTAAAGCGTGTTGTGGCTGTTGCTGAATCTCCCTTTACCTTAGATACTCAGGTGTATACGCATCAGGGTGCAAGATGGGAGGCAGAGGTTACTTTGCCGCCTCTTACTTATACAGAGGCAAGATCAGTCGAGGCGTTTATTGTTGGTCTTAAAGGGCGTGAAGGTACGTTTACTTTTGGCAACCCTTTGCATACAGATACAGCCAACGTGACTACAAGTGGAACGACTGCTATTAGAGCAGAGACCCTGACAACCTCTGGAGGCAGCACAGCGGTATCGGCAGGAACATACTTCCAGCTAGGCAGTTATCTATACATGGTGACAGCAGACAAGTCATCAGGCGCTGGTACTTTAGAGTTTCAGCCGCCCTTACGTGAGGCAATAGCTACAGGTCAGGCATTAGACTTCACCCAACCTAAGAGCCTTTGGCGCATGGCTTCTAATGAGGTTTCTTGGTCTACTAATGAGGCCAGCTTACAGGGCTTTAGCTTTGCTATGGTTGAGGCGTTATGAGTAGGGCTTTATCCAGTGCAATGCAGGCAGTATCAACTGCTGATGTCGTGCGCCCTATATTCCTTGTCCGCATGGTATTTGATTCAGGCGAAACGCCTAACGAATTGAATCTTTGGTCAGGTGTTGGCGATCTTACCTATGACAGTGAGAATTATACTGGCGTTGGTGACTTGTTAGGAATTAGCCCAGTCACTGAGACATCTGATATGCAGGCCAGTGGTATTAACGTAACCCTAACAGGCGTTAAATCATCTTTGGTGGTGATAGCTAAAGATCACGAATATCAGGGCAGGCCCATAACTGTAATGCTTGGCGCGTTTGATGCTTCTGGCGATCTAGTGGCTGATCCGACTGTGATATTTGCTGGCTTTATGGATACTATGACTATCGCTGAATCAGGCGAGACATCTACTATATCTATTGCTTGCGAAAATAAATTAATTGCATTTGAAAGGGCAAAGGTCAGACGCTACACAGCAGAAGATCAAAAGATCGATCATCCTACAGACAAAGGCTTTGAGTTTGTAACGGCTATAGTAGAAAAAGAAATTATCTGGGGCAGGGCTTCTCCGTCATCTAATGCTGGAGGCGGCAATGGTGGGCGAAGTGGTGGCCGATACAATGACAGAAGATCATAAGATAGCACATGAGTGCATGGCTAATGTAAAAGAAGATATAAAGCCATTGCTCAATAAACATTGGGCAGAGACTGAGCCAAACCAAGATACAATACCTCTTGATCCAGATTGGAATGAATATGCCTTGTTAGATCAGATGGGTATATTGCGAATATTTACAGCGAGGAAAGATGGAGCCTTGATTGGCTACTGCGTGGTAATGATGTCTAAAAGTATCCACCACAAAGATCATCTTTTCGCCTCAACTGATGTAATATATGTCAAGCCAGAGTTTAGGAAAAGCACTACAGGGGCAGAGCTAATAAAGTTTGCTGAGGCGCACTGCAAAGAAAATGGCGCTTCATTAATGACCCTAAATATGAAGGTGGATTTTCCTTTTGACGGGCTAATGCAACGAATGGGCTTTAATCTTTTAGAGCGCGTTTATCACAAGTGTTTTTTAGGCGAATAGAATGGCTACAGCAGTAATAGCAGGGTTAGCAGGCGCAATAGGGGCAGCAGCAACTGGTGCAGCTATATTTGGATTGACTGGCATTGCTGCTATTGGCGCAGCATTTGCTATCGGTGCTGGCCTATCCTTAGTATCTCAAGCCCTTATGCCTTCTCCAAATTTAGGCTCTGTGATGGGCGGTCGATCCATTACCACCAGAGATGCTGCTACGTCCCGAAAGATAGTATACGGTCGCGCTAGGATAGGCGGTAATATCGTTTACTTGGAGTCAACAGGTACTGACAATAAATACCTTTGGCTGGTTATTGCTGTTGCTGGCCATGAGATCGACGCATACGAAGAAGTCTGGTTTAACGATGTAAAAATATGGGATGGCGGTAATTTTATTGGCGGCTGGGGCAACTATGTAAGCATTGGATTCCACAAAGGCGACCAAACTACAGCAGACAGCGGGTTAAATGCTGCATCAACCAAATGGACATCAGATCACAAGCTGCTGGACACAGCCTATATGGTGGTCAAGCTGACTTACGACATTGATCAGTTTGCCAATGGATTGCCTAACATATCTACAGTTATTCGCGGCAAAAAAGTTCTAAATCCTGCTACTAGCACTACTGCGTGGTCGCAGAATCCAGCCTTGTGTGTTTATGATTACCTGCGAGATACTAAGTATGGACTGGGTGAATCTGCAAGTAACATTCTAACTTCTAGCATTACTGCTGCTGCAACGGTTTGCGATGAAACTGTCGCACTTGCTGCTGGCGGCACTCAGCCTAGATACACTATCGATGGCGTTGTGGATACTGAAGGGTCAATCAAAAATAACTTAGACGCTATGCTAGGCTCTATGATTGGTAGATTAGTATTTTCTGCGGGCAAGTTCGAGATATATGCGGGCGAATATGTAGCCCCTGCCTACAGCATAGATGAATCTGTGGCTGTTGGTGACATAAGTATTCAGACAAAGCAATCGAGGCGTAATGCTTACAATGGCGTAAAAGGCGTGTTTTTATCTGAGGATGATAACTACATACTAGCGGACTACCCTGCACAGCTATCTAGCACTTTTGCGGCTGAAGATGGCGATCCAATCTATTTAGATATGCCGCTACCTTTCACGGTTAATAATATTCGCGCACAACGGATAGCCAAACTTGCTCTGTTCCGTAGCCGACAGCAGGAAGCCATTACCATTCCATGCAACCTAAGTGCCTTGCGATTTAAAATTGGCGACAATATTAATGTTACTAACGCCAGACTTGGCTACTCTAACAAGGTGTTTGAGGTAGTTGGATATAGCCTAGATTTCACATCTGAGGGCCAGATTGTAGTAAATGTAGATGCTATTGAGACTGCGGCATCTATCTGGGACTGGACTACCTCAGACGAGGAAGTCTATCTTGGCGCTGGTGAGGTTGCGTTATATGACGGGCTAACTGCTGCTGCGCCTACTAATCTCAGCGTAACGGGTGACAGCTTTTTAAACTCTGACGGCACATTTAACGCAGAGTTTAACGTGGCGTGGACTAACGCAGATGATGCTTTTACTGATCATTATGTTGTTGAGTGGAAGCTAAACAGTGCCTCTAGCTATTACTCCATGACAACTAAGTCTAGCCCTGCTGTAATTACTACGCTACAGAATGGCCAGACCTACAACGTCAGGGTTAAGGCTATTAATGAGATTGGTGTCTCTTCTTCTTATGTAGCAGCTTCACCGACAGCAGCGACTGATACCACTGCGCCAAGTGTACCTAGTAGCGTATCTGCTACAGGCCAGTTTGAGGCTATATCTGTCAACTGGACGAATCCTACTGCCGCTGACTTTAGCCATGTAGATGTTTATCAATCTACATCATCTAGCGGTACATATTCTTTAGTCGGCAAAAGCTCTG